TATACGTATAACAATAATCAAATAAATTCATGCTTTTAAGTTTTATTAAATCATTCGGGGTAAATGCTGAAATAGTATTAAATATCATGACAAACAAGTATAATGTATAATATATGGTGTTATATTTGTGTCGTCAGAAATGGCATGTCAGCCACACGGCTGTGGATTGAAACGAAATTGAACCAGAAAGGGCGGGGAAACTCGCCCTTTGTCTATCTTTATTGCATGCACCGCATATAGACCCAAACCTTATTTCCCGGCGCATCCTCGTCGGCAAAATAAAAGGCGTGCGAAGCCCTTAACACGAGCTCGTCCGTCAAGACACGGCAGAAGTCGGCATATCCGGCATTAAAGGCCACGTATTTGTCCCAGTCCGTCACGCCTTCCCGGAATTTCATCCCGTTTGTCGCATCCATCACCTGTTCTTTCGTCCAGTGTGCGCCTTCCCTCTTCTGCCCGTCACGGTCTGTGTAACAAATCCGTGATACGGCTTTCTTCGCCTCCGCCTCGTCAAAATGGCGGCATCCCCCTTTTAATATGATAAATATACCCATGGTTTTACTTTTTAAATTCCGATAAAAAGGAGGACAGCATGTCGCTTATCTTGTCCACCTTGCTTTCCAATCCCGTTATCCTCTCTTCTTGCTTCTTTCGCTCCGCAAAAGCCGGATTCCACTCCTGCAAAATCTTGTCGCAGCTCTCGATTGCCGCTTTGTGCTTGTCGATGGAGTTGACGATGTCAACGCTTTTGCCCTTCAAGGCCTCCACCTCCCTCAATATGCCCTCACGGTCTGTGGACAGCACCAAGTCGCCCGCATAAGTGACACTGAGGGATTCGGGGATGGCGTATTGCCGTGACACCCCCTCCGTCTCGACCGTGATGTCAACGACTATCTGCGTCTGCTGTATGCCCTGCATCTGCATGTACCGTGGTCCGGAAACGCCCACTACCTTGCCTGTCACGGCTTCCATCTTCCCCCGGTCGAGCATATAGACCGGATAGCCGCTTTTGATGTCTTTAAATATCATAATCCTTGCTTTTTAAATCCTATAAAAAGAGGAGAGGAACTCCCCTCCTCGTAGCCGGTAATCCGCATCCTGTCAAGCGGTGGTCGTTTTCGCAGGGGTAAGGGCCGAAATCAATGCGGCGTTCTGCCGTTGCTGTGACAACTCCAGTTCCGCACGGTTCAACCTCAATTGCAAGTCCTCCTGCCAGTGGTTGTTAAGCGTGTCAATGATGCGCTGCGTGTTGGCATTAGCGTTGGTCTTAAGGTCGCAAGTCATGGACGACAATTGGTATCCGATGTTGCTGAATCCCCTCTCGATGCCTGTGTTAGTGTAGGCAAATCCCTGTTGTATGCCGTTGATGATGTCCTTTTGCCCGAGCTGGTTTTCGTACCCCATCCGTATGATGTTTTGTTGGGTTTGGCAGCAGCAATCCTTCAACTGCTGGACGATGTTCATATCCCCGAGGTTCACCGCATTGATTACACGCTCCGCCGAATATCCCACCTTGCCTCCGACCTGCTGGATGGCTGCCTGTACGGCGCACACGCCGCTCTGCAATTGGTTGAAATCGCAGTTAAGGTTGCCGGCAAGCTGTCCTAATGCGGTCGTGTTCCCCTTGATGGCGTCCATCAACAGGTTGGTGTTGTTGCCTTCTTGGAGTTGCGTGCTGAGCTGGTTAAGCTTGGACTGTATTTCAGCGTCCTGCACTTGGTTTCCACGGTTCCCCCAGCCGAAGCCTCCGTTGCCGAACATGGCCATAAACATGATGTAAGCAAACGGGTTGTTCATCCACTGGTTCATACCGTCATCCCTGTTTGCGTTCGCCATAGCCGCATAGGCTAATGCGTCGTTGCTCCGTCCTCCGTCACAACAAATAATCTTTTCCGCTTCCATATTTTTTGATGTTTAATAATTACGGCCAATATCGGCCGCATCACAAAGTTTGGAAATACGGGATTTATATGTAAATTATTCATTGCGAGTGCGTTGCTACCTTGTTTCTTGCGTTCCGGAATGCCATTAACAGGTAAAAGCTGTGCTCTATCCGCTCCGGGTATATGTTTTTTAGCCTGTTGACCGCCTGCCTCGTCAATCCTGTCAGTGCGCTTATCAGCCCGTCCGGGATGCGCTTAGCCAGCAGGCACACGATTAGTCCCCTTGCGTCCACACACCTCTTCCTGTTTGTCGAAAAAGCCGTCACGGGGTCCAGTTCAAGCTCCTCGCATACGGCTTCAACCACTTCTTTGTAAAATCTTCGCACTTCCTTCATTTTTTTAACACTCTCTTGTGAACAAAAAGGGCTGCGCCCCTGTTTTTTAGGTAAAAGCCCCTGAAACAGATTGCGCAGCCCATATCCTCGCAAAAGAATGTCGCCTTGTGGATTTGCGGACGGGGCATCTTTTTGTCGCCCCCCTCCATGTATCCCCCTGTTATTTTATGATTCTGTATCTCCTTAACCTGTAATAGATGACAACAGACACGGCCACGACAAGCAGCCCGATAGCCTTGCCTCCGTAGTCCATCTTTACCTGTTCCCATTTGCCCAATTCCCTCTCGACAGGGTAGGGCACGGCGACCGAATCCGTCTTGTTGATATACACCGTGTCCGTCTTGCTGTATCGCTCCCCCACGTATTTGTATATCACCACCCTTACCGTGTCCCGTGTCTTGTCTATATACACGCTGTCCTTGATTGTCAAAGCGGACGTGACGTTGCGGTAGACAAAAACGCTGTCGGTGCGGACGCTCTCCACGGGCACGTACTGCACCCTCGTGCATCCTGCCAGCAACGGCAACAGCATGGGCAAAAACAACCACAACCTTGTCATGACGGGCACTCGTTTACCAGGATCCAGCCGTCAACCACCTCGTGCATGTCCGCCTCGACACCGTTTTCCACATACGACATGGCCGCCACCATCCTTATCAAGTCCTCCTTGTCCACCGTCCTCAGCTCCTTGTCCGGGTCGATGGCCGCACGCTGTGCGACCGTGTTGACGTATGCCTCCGTATGGTTTTCCGTGGCGGGCGCGAACCGTGCAATCATGCCCCTCACGGTGTTGACGTGGTAGCGTGTGATATAGGTCAGCAGCACACGGAATGCGGCACGGTAGCCGTATGCGTTGCGCTCGAACTCCTTGAAAGCCTTGTCCGAGGAGGGTCGCACCTCCCCGAGGAACTTGTCCGTGCTGATACGGATGTTGCAGGGGTTGCACAACCGCAGCCCCCTTGGTAATTTCTTATTTGGTCTCATTGTTGTTTTTGTTTAAAAAGTCCGCCAATTTCTCCACTATCTCGTCCGGGTTCGTCCGGTGCTTGGCTATCTCGGCGGCAAGCATGGTGACTTGCCGCAGCTCCCGCTTCTCCTTGTCCTCCGCTTTTTCGTAGATGCTTTTGACCTCTATAGCAGCCACACCCATCGCCCCCAACAGGGTGACGACCGGGAAAACCGGTATGCCCCAGCCGTAGAACTCCTGCAAATACCAGATGCTCGCCATCTGCATTGCGTCCACCACCACCAACGCCAGCAGCGCATTGTAGTAGCGGGCTATTTTCCGCACCGTCCTTTGCCAACCGTCCGACACTATCCGCTCGCCCCTCTGCTTGGCTTTCCTCGTCCCCGCCCAAAAGTCGAAAGCGATGAAAAACAGGGGAGTTATCAGGATAAAAAACAGTATGGATGTCACCACGAAAAACTTGCCCGTGAATTGTATGTCTTCCATCTCCGCCCTCCTTTATTTAATCTCCTTGAACTCAAACACCAATTCCCCGTCCTCTCTTCTTTTCCCTAACTTCATAGTTCAAATGTTTAAATGGTTTAACAAATGTGTTTATTGAGTATAAAGATACGTAATCTGCCTTATATTATCAACGTTTGATTGCCTTTATCACAAATCAAAATCTAAAATATATCTGATTATAGTTTGTATACCCCGTAATCAACCGCATCCTTGTTCGCCCATCCGTCTGCGAGGCATTGCTCAATGTGCCTGTATACGGACATATAGAACTCTTTCAGCTCGCCCAACGTGCCGAAAGTATGATACACCGGTTGCTCGTCAGAGCCGAACTTGAACACCACCGGAAGCGTCTCCCCACCGGTTTGCACGGCAAGGTCGTATGCCGCCTTGTAGTTGCGTTGGTTCTCGTCGCTTAGCCACACGGGCATGCCGCGCCACGTAAAATCCTGCAATATCTTGCGGTCGGTTATCCTGTTGTAGTAGCCGTTGATTATCCGCCGCATCTCGCTTTCCGCCGGCTTGCCATATAGTATCTCCTCCGCCCATACGGCCGTGTCGTCTTTCCCCGGGAGCGGTTTGCAGTCCCAGCGGACGATATACACGCCGTCCGCTTCGTTAATAGCCTCCAATGGCTTGTAATCTGTTTTTAATCCTGTCGATAGTATCATATTTTATGATTTTAAGAGTTAAAGTATTTATAAAACAGCAAACGCACACATATAGTATGCGCTTTTCTTACTTCCTCCGGACACAATATTACTTTGCCAACACATCGTCCAAGCGCCGCGGTCATTAATCTGCGTGGAGGTCCAATAATAACCATCGGCTACACCTGTTCCACCAATGAGTGACATACAAGCATCTATTTCGTCTTTGTTATTACTTACTTTCTGCCATTCGCCACATGAGCCCAAATAGCCTTTTTTGCCATTCTTGAATGAAAAGTTTTGACACCATCCAGCGGCATAATTAGTGCCTGCCCCGTATTTCGACACGATGGCAGAAGAATTGCTTACGCCTTTGTAATCGGTCTTTGCAACCGATGAATTGTCAGTCGTTGTTACCCCTGACACAGAATGGTATGCTCCATTTTTACTCCAAACTAGAGTAATTTCATTTTTTATAGGCGCGATAACGAACTTGCATTCATTCGTCAATACCGCCACGCCCACGGCAGAACTGTTGGGTTGGTTCCATTCGCTTGCACTATAAAGAATGCCGTCCGTGCCGAGGATAAAGACCCCAAGACTTACTTTTTTATACACGACTGGCACGTTCCTCACCGCTTGGCTGGCGGTAAACGACAGTTTCTTCGGGGTATCAAACCCCACCCTTGCGGATGCCACGATGTCGTATGTCTTGCCGAACGGTATTTTGACAACGATGGTGCGGTCGCTTGGTGTCTGATAGACTACGCCGTCGATGGTGACTTGTTGCCCGGTCAAGTCCACGGACGCAACCTCGCACGACATAGTGACGGTCAGCAACTCCGTATCATACGACACGGTGATGTTGCGCGTATTGCCGCCCACCGCCGTATAACCGAAGTTGCTGGGCTTCCTGTAGTCCTCCACCTCGGGCAGCTCGACTGTATATGCCACGTATTTGGGTATTTTGATGGTTAAGGTCTCGCCCTCCCACGTGTATTGCTCGTTTTCCGTGGCGTATTTGACATGCACCACCTTGCCTATAAGCTCCTCGTGCGTTGCCTGGTTGGTCGTGAGTGTCAGGTTCACCACCTCGTATTCGGGCAATGGAATCTGCAATATCTTGTCCGGGTAGTCTGAAAACCTTTCGCCTACGTCTTGCACCCCTTTTGCCTCGATGGCGGCCTTGATACCCGCTTTCGTGGATATCAGTTTATTAAGTTTGTCTGCTGTCGTGTTCATACTATTTCCCCGTTTATGTTATCCAATATGGCATTGATGTTGCCCGTCTGCGATTCCACCCAAGCCCCGTCCTTCCGTACATACTCCTTGCCGTCCTTTGGAGCTTCTTCCGCCACGGCCGTCTTGCCGTGCACCTTTGCCAGGTCGGCATTGATTTCCGCCGCCGTGTAATTCAGATTGCCGTATGCTGCCATTTTGCTTAAATGATTGATGTTACTACTAAACCGTTGCTGTCTCTCAGGATTACCCCGTCTTTATCTTTCAGCCCGATGCGCCGCCCTGCCTGTCGCACGGTGCGACTGACAGAGCAGGGAGGACTTCCTTTCGTCGTGCGGAAGGTGACCACCTGTTCACGCTCTACGCCCTCGTTGGCGGTGTCGCTCGACAGGGCGACCTTGCCAACGGAGAGGTCGGCAACGATATGCCCGCCGCCTACCTCCCATGGTATCTTGACCGTTGCTGCCATGATGTTATTCCACCGTCCATTCGGTATTGGATTCCACTTTTACCGCTACCGGCGTGCCTTGATAATCGAGGTTGATTTCCCCTTCGGCGACACGGAGGTAAGCGTCTCCGGCTGCAAGCGTCAGCAGGCAGACATCCTGGTGTCCGCCTTCGTCCGTTACGATGATTTGACGGGTCTTCGGGTCCACGGTTTCGTTTGCTGGCACAGTCACAGCGATGGGAAAATTATACACTGCCTGTGCGCCGGGGTCTCCGGAAATCTCTGCGCCGTTTGCCGTGTCTGTCGAATTTGCATTGTAGTTGTCGGGGAGGGTTATAGCCAAGTCTCCTGTGCCTAAACTAAATGTCAGCTTCTTGGAGTTTGACACACCGCTGATGGTTACCACCTTGCCGGTCTTCTCCGCTGCCGCCGACTCAGCTATGTCAACATATTCGGGCTTACCTGCCTGATTGACGGTGCGCTGCACGTCAGGACAGTGCGCTGCCTTGAAGGTCAGCACCGTCGTACGAGCTAATCGCCCAGTGTGCTCCGCTGATGATTTGATACTCACTTCTTTGTTCCCACTACCTTTTGACGGTTCCACGACCGCCCATGATGCTTTAGCCATATCTTGTTTATTTAAAATGTTATACAATGTCCCATGAGGTGTTTGATTGCACCTCGAATATTGCCTCCGTATCCTCCGTGACCCACACAGGCTCGGCGGGCGACACGCGCAAGTAGAGCGTACGGTCGATGTAGCAGACGGTGCAGACAGATGCCGACATACGGCCGATGCTATTAATCTGCATCATCATGCGCTGCCGCCTCCATGCCTCCGCCTCCACGGTGTCCTTACGCACGATGCTACCTTTTGTGCAGCCCATAATGGATGTCCTCCCCTGTGTCGATAAATACCACCTCCTTGCGCTTGCCGTCCGGCATGGACGAGTCGGGCAACAAGGCTTCCACCTCGCATTTGATACGCCCTGCCCCTAACGTGCCGGTATCGACGTTACAGACATAAGTGCCGTCATCCTGCCGGGACATGTCCCCCTTGCCGATGGCAACGCAACGGTTTGTGACCGTGTAAAACGTTGCCGAAAAGTCCACCTCGTCCATCGTCAGCCCTCCCGGGAGGGATAAAGACAAGGCGAACTTTATCTGCGTGCCCACTATTGTTATGCTACTTGCTGCCATATCTATTTGTTTTAGTTATTAGTCAATTATTCATCACAAGGTAATTTACCTCTGCTTTAACTATATAATTGACATATAGTACAAGTTTGCCACTTGATGGCAAATTCTCGTTAGCATGTTCTTTGGTAAACGTCCACTCTTGATACGGTCCAAGAGAGCCTGTATCAAATTTATCAATGTAATAAACAGTATTCCCGAATGTGTCTGCCACATGGACAACGCATTGATTGATAATTTCATTACTTCCTGTTACATTCTTGATTCTAACTGTATATGTCAATACTCCGTTTGCATATACTCCTTGCACATGCCCTTCAACCGTTGAAGACTTGATTGACATAGGACGAATGTCTCCCATCGGCAAAGCGTAGAATTTTGTCGGGCCTTCGGCGGAAGAATTAAAACTTGGTTTTCTACGCTGAGATATGAATGTAAAAACCTGTGCAGTACCTGTTGTAAATACTGTATCAGTATAGCCAGCAACCGGAGCAGTAACTGACATATTACCTGCTGTGCTATTTGTCATCCAATACACTGTAGACCCTCTCACTATAGCCAATCCAAAATACCATTCCGTATCTAATCCGTCAAATATGTCTGTCGGAGGAATTTCATACTCTTCATAATTGCCATTTTTATATATCGCTGTCACGGTCATACTGGTAGCAGACTGATATATTATTCCGGGAATCGGGGAGTCCCTAAGCACTGGTAAAGCCGCCGGATTATATCCTGCAAAATCACCGAGGCGATAATTATTTGCTGGTTTATTATGAAAATATTGCTTTTCTCCGTTCTTTAATGAATTATATAAATCCGTAGGAGAGCTATGCTGTTTTATTGAAATGCCGCAATCCAGCAGCGCACCCTTCCACCAATCCGCAGGTCGGTCTGTAAAATGATGGATGACGGGCTTGTATTTGCTCCAAATGTTTATCCTGTCGGAGGTGCACAGCTTGGACAACCGTGTCTCCAGCTTGCCGTTGACCACTTCGCCGATTGTGCAAGCTACATGATATAATTGTCGTATATTCGTCTTAGGTATGTTCATACCGCACCTCCTTTCAGCCTCTCGACCTCCTGCATCAGCAAGTCGAGTTTTGATTGCAAATCGTCAATAGTTTGTTGTTGCGCCTTGTATTTTGCGTATAGCTCTTTGCAGCCTTGGAAGGCGATTGCACCCATGCCACCGTAGTTCATCGTGTAATAATCACCCATCATCCCTACGTTTGCAGCCCAATAAGGCAATACCTCTTGTGCTATATATCCGATTTGATGCGATTGTTCAGGGTCTTCGTTCATGTAAAACTCAACCACCCTTACATTTTGCATCCCCTCTAAGACATTTTCAATATTTCCTGTTATCGTCTTTAATCGTGCATCAGAGTTTTGTTTTAAAGAGCCTTTGATGGTTAGAGAGCCACCCGTGCCTAACAACATCTCCTGCCCGGCATTACTCCCGTATCCAAATTGCAAATTACCACCCCCGATAGGGTTTATCAGCCAATTACTTCCATATTGATTTTTTATTGTAATACCTTGGTATCCTGTTCCTCCACAGGCAAAACCACCGTTAATTCCGACCCAGCTTGTGATAGTTCCTCCCTTTAATCCGTCTACGCTCGTTATAGAGCCACTGCCTGCCGGTCCTCTATCACCTTTCGGGCCTTGCGGTCCTCTATCACCTTTGTCGCCTTTGGGTCCTTGCGGTCCAGTTGCTCCGGTCGCACCTTTCGCCCCGGTCGCCCCCGTGTCGCCTTTCGGTCCCTTGATATTGACGGACGAGGGGGTTGATTCGCTCTCGCTGAGCGTCCATGACAGCACACCGCTTGTATTGACGGACGGTCTCCAATATTTGACGACTCCGCTGCTTCCGCCCCCTTGCACGGTGCAATAGAGCTGCCCGCTGCTGTTTTTTTTGATTGTCGAGTTGTCGTACTTGACAAGGCCGTAAGTCGTATTGTCGGCGACAGGGACGACACCGGACAGGGTATTGGTCGTTGAGTTGGCGACCACGTCTCCCCCGGTAATGACATTGTTGTTTTCGTCCACCAGGGTGTATTTCGTCGGACCATAATTGAGATACAAGTTCTTTACGTTCCCGGCACTGTCCACCCCGTTGATGCAGTTCCCCGCACCTTTGCCAAGCAAGATATGCACGTTGTTCACCGGGCCTATGTGCGTGACCGATGTAAATTTCTTTGCGCCCGTCACCGTCTGCGCCGTGCCGATGGTGACATAGTTGTCAACCAGCCCGCTTATCTCGTCATATTGCACGCTGTAAAACGTGCCGTCTCCGGACAGGTATTTTTTGTTGTCCCCGGAGCCGTAAAGTTTTTTTATTTTGCCGTTGTTGTCAGTGATAAAGTCCGGCAGCGTCTTATCCGCACTACCGTCATACTCCCCACCGTTCCATAGCAATTTATAGGGGTTTTTGCGGTCGTTGGACAGGCGGTAGTCGTTGCCCTGGCAAGCCGTGCCGGCTATCGTGCCGTATTTGACGCTAAGCTCATTATCGACCGACATTTGCAGCCCTTTGCCGACCGTAAAGTTGACTCCGCCCCCGGCAAAATCGGGGTTGACATACCACCCGTTAGTGTTTGTATCATAGAGCAGCCCGCCGCCCTGCTTAGCCCTGAACAACCCGGTGGTCGTGTAGTCCGCTGCGACAGGCAGGCTGTTTATACCGTCCTCCGTTGCGTTTGCCGTGACATCCCCGGGTACGACAATATGCTTGCCCTGCACAGGTCTCAGGTAATAACCTGCCTCCTCCAAAGCGTTGCCGTTTGCGTCAACGGTCACCAACTCCCAATATTGGGGTGCGCTGTCGGCGGCATATACAGCTCCCCCGGTTGCCGCTGCGGCTTGTATGCCGTCCGTCAACCGCTGATTACGGGGTGTCGCTGCCACCTTTTTAACCTGATAATTGTACGTCTTACCCATATTTGACTGCTGTATAATTGTCGTTTAAAACTTGTACCATCACAATGCTGCCCGTGTCGTTGCGCAAGTCCTGCGACTCCGCCAAAACAATATAGTTGCCCGGCTCGTGCTTGTCCGTATAGATACCAAAGTCGGTCAATATATCCACCTCCCCGGCGAGCTTTTTAAGCGGCTCGGCATATTGGCTATAGATAGTGCCTATCATCAACCTCTCCAACGTGTCCGTGTTGCCAGCCCTCCAAAACGAGTTGCAAGCCGTAAAATCGGATGTCTTAAACAACTGGCCCAACGCTGCCGGGGACGGCTCATCCATACAGCCTAATTTTGTATCTATTTTAAGACCCTCCTTTGCGTCACGGTTGAGCCACGCTTTTGTCTCTATATCCTGTGCGGAGATGGACGAGCCTGTATGCTGCACAACGTCGATTGCGGCGTCTTTGTAGAGCAGCCACCGGCATTGCGAGTAGACCGACTCCTTTATCTCCTTACCATAGTCGTATGCCACCACGCCCGTGCCTATCTGCAACTCCAGATAACCGCCCACAGGGGGCAGGCTGATAAGTTCCCCGTTGCCTAATTTGTCAAAGATGGCAGGCAGGTTGCCTCGATAGTAGCCGATCGACTGCTTGTTTACCTGCCATCCCCCAATGCCAGACTCGTTTTTGCGGTTGCCCTGGTACCAGCAAAGCCACGCATCGCCCCACGATGCCTCCCCTGTCCGCCAAAGAGCCAAAGATCCTGGACGGGCAAAGCTGCTGCTGTTTTTAACCCCTTTGTTGTCGTAATGGTACAGGGCCACGCCGCTGTCGTTCCGTATCGTCAATTTAAAAGGCACGTAGACAAAATTAGCCCGGTTCTGCTGGTCTTTCCAATTGCCCTCCTCGTTGACGGCCGAGCTGTCCTCGAAAGGGTTGTATCGAGGGTCAAAAAGCATGGACAGGGACAACTTAAGTTTGTATTTGTCCGATGCCGGCACGCTTGACAGGTAAGGCCTTTTTGCCGACGTCAGCAAAATGCTGCCTATGTTGTAAGTAGGCTCTTTGATGTAGTTGACGTACACGCCGGAGTTGCGGCTTGCAAAGGTCTCCACCGTCCATGCCACCCCTGCCTCCTTGCTGCCTGAGTAAACAGGCTCGATTTTAAAATATTTGGCGTCTGCGTGCTTCTCCACGCCCTTGCCCGTATCGGAGAGGTGCGTGTAAAAACCTATCTCGTCCGCTTCCGCCGCCGTGCAGAACCACGTTGTCAGCTTTTGACCGCCGCCCACGCTGTCCGCATCGACGTCAGCCTTTAAAATGTCCGTTTTTTCGTAAGGTGAAAAGGTGACTTTAACGTCATTATACACCTTATCGACCGACAGGACCGCATCGTCCGAGCTCCAATTTACCGCTGTCGCCGTCTTGTTTTTAAGCAGCGTGTCCGTATCGTACAGGTAGATATTGCCACCTTTTTGCACTAAATGCAGGGCAAAAGGGCGCAGGGTCTCATCCAACACCTCCCGCAAGCTCATCGCATCGCCGTCCTCGTCGTAAAAGTTTTGGCTCTGCACCGCTATCGCGTCTATCAGCGTCTCGCTGCTTGTATTAAATAGTCTTGTGCCTATGTAGTAAAATATGCCGTTATGCCGGATGCCAGACGACTCGACCAAATGCGTAAACAGCTGCCGCAGCGTCCTGAACCCGCCCAAAGTGTAATTGAGGCGGTCCAAAATGGCAAAGTCCGCAAACGACAACGACACGACATAGCCGTCCTTGTAAGCAAACGGCTCCTCGTACAATTCGGGATCCAGCGTGCCCGACCAATACAGCGACCCGCTGCGGTACACGTCCATCCGCACGCTGCCCGCCTTGATGGTATAGAGGTCTACAAACTGCCTGTCCGAGTCGCTGAAGAGCTGCAACTTCGCACTGCTGCTCATGACCGGCTCCAACTTGTCCACCTCTTGCCACTCGATCGTGACCGGGGACTCGCCAAAAGCGACACCGGTAGCCGCACCGCCGTAACCCTCCTGCCAGATTTCGACCCTGTAAAGGGTGTTGGCGACGGAATAAAACCCGCCTGTGTATCGTTTGCCCATGCTCATCGTGTCCGTCTCCTCCTGTTGTTTACCTTTTTCAAAATACCCTCCAGCACATCGCCCCTGATTTCAAACCGCACCTCGCCGACACCGCTGCCAGCCCTGTCCGTGTCAATCAGGGAGCGTAATTTATCCAAAGGTGCGATTACCTCCGGGTTGTTGGATGCCCCGCCATACTCGCCCACGAGTGCCAAGGTCGGGCCGCTCACGATGCCGCCCTCCGCAAAGGCTGTTGCCTTGCTCAAAGCCGCCTTTGCTGCCGCTGTTGCAGCCACCAATGCGCCTCCGGCCACGATTGCGCCCACTCCCGACCAGGCGACTGCCTTTAATGCCTCCGAAGCCGCTCCGGCTGCTATCAATGCAGTCCCAAATTGCTGTAGCATATCCATGACGGTTATCAACATCCTTTTTAACATCTCCAAAGGGCTTCCGGATGCTATCGCTTCGCCCAGCCCGGCAAAAGCGGAAGTGACGAGACCGTTGATTTGCTCCTCTGAAAAGACAACCATCTCCTTGATTGAGTCGGAAAACTGTTGCCGCATTTTCATAAGGTTTTCCTTTATTTGGTTCTCACTGATTTCAAACTTTATAGGTATGTCAAGTGACGGTGGGGCGGAGACGCCTCTTGTTTGAGGTGTCTTTATCTCCTCTTTATATTTTGTATCTCCTAAATGCCCTGACGCGCCAACGGCAATCGACCGCTGTAGGAGGTTTAGCCTCTCTCTGTATAACGCTATTTCTTTTTCAAGGTTGATGGCTTGCGACAAAGTTGCCTTTTCTTGTGCATCGCTCAGCTCTTTTATTTTTTGTTTAAGACCCCCTATCGTGTTAAGGCTTGCCCCTTTGTTGTCCGTCAAAATATCTAGATAACCTTTTAGTACATCTAGCAAATTGCCAAACGCAGAAGCGGCTTCTGCTGTCTCGTCCGCCGTCTCCTCCATCTCCGACCCAAATCCAAAAAACTTTTTGACCGCATCCCATGCCTTGCCTATCCAACTTGCCAAGCCTTTAAAGCCCTCTACCCAGCTATCGATAAGACGCCTAAACCGCTCACAATGTTTGTAAGCCATTACCAATGCTGCCACCAAAGTGGTGATACCGGCTATTACAATCCCGACCGGGTTTGCCATTAATGCGATGTTTAATACCTTTTGCGCTGCCGCCGCCGCATAGGTCGCAACCTTTTGCAGGGTCAACGCCTTTGTAAATGCAAGCACCCTGCCCGGTAAGGTTGCGAATATACCGACCATAAACTGAGCCGTCAACGAGTAAGCTTTTGCAGCCACCCACGCACCTTGCATGGCACCTACGGAGGCTTTTGCAGCAGCCGTCAGCTTGACAAACGCAACGACAAGCCCGCCGCCTACGATTTTTGCAGTAGTAGCCATTGCGCCTTTTAACAAAAAAAACAGAGGCAAACTTTGTGAAATCATCACAGCCGTCTCCCCAACCGCAGACGCATAACCAAAAAGCCCCCCGGATATATTTAAAAGGGTTATTTTAAAATCGTCTATATTTGCCTGTATACGCTTCGTCTGCTCCGCTAATGTATTTGTACGTATAGCCGCTTGCTCTTGCGCAACACTTGTGCCTGTCACTGCCGTGGTCATCTCTTCCACCGCTTTTGCATTTGTGATAAGGTATTGTGCTGCCGCTATGTTTTCAGACCCAAACACCTTTGCAAGAAAGGTCACGTCTTTTAATTTCGGTTTCAACGAATCAAGCGCATCCGCCAGCCCTACTTTCGACAAATCCATGCCCAAAGTGGTCTGTAATTTTAAAATCACATTCCTTAAAGCCGTTCCCGCTTCCGATCCTTTTACATTACTTTGCGACAACACCTCCAACGCTCCTGCCGTCTGTTCCACCGACAGTCCTGCCGCTGCCGCCGTCGCACCCGTTACCTTAAAGGATTGTGCCAAATCTGTAACTTCCGCTGCTCCATACTTGGATCCAGCCGCCAGCACGTTGACCACCCTGTTTGCATGGGTTGCCTCCAGCCCAAATTGGTTGATGGTCGCAGCCATTGCCGTTGCAGCATCGGAAAGGGTCATTCCGCCTGCTTGAGCTAATGTAATAGTCTCTTTTTGCAGTTGTATCAAGCCATTTAACCCTATTTTGTCTATCTGTATTTGTGATGCTAATAAAGTAAACGCATCAACAGCACCTTTTGCTCCTAATCCGGATTCTTTTCCTACCCTCCTTGCTGTCTTGGCTATTGTTTCAAGGTCTTTCCCCATGATGCCGGTAATCGCTTGCAAATCTGCCAACCCTTGTTCAAACTCAACACCTGCTGCGCTTATCTTTTGTAAAGACTCAACAGAATCTTTGAAATTTGAAACAATCGTGCTGAATTTTATGTTTTTAAGCTCGTTGCAGATATTTGACAATTTCTGGAATTGCCCCCCGGCCTCCTTGACTGACCGTGTCACACCATCCATCTCTTGTTTAACAATCTTTAATTGCGGGAGCAATCCTGATTTAGTGTCTAATTTTATTGTATATCTGAGATTATTCATCTATTTTTGCTTATAACATTAAACATTTTGGAATGGAAGCTTTTTTTATTTTTATCCTTGAAACAATCGTGCGGATTATATCATGGGGATTATGCATTGCACTCCCCCTTTTCCTGCTCGATGAATTTTGGTGGACCATTACCGGTCGTAACCTTTTCCGCAGGGATGACGACGACGATGATGACTGAAAGCATTAATCCTCCCCGAACAGGGCACTGATTCTTTCGAGATCATCCGAAGTTGTTTTGTCGTGAGTGCTATCCCACGGGAATTTTGCGATATCCGTAGGCCTTAGCCGTTTCCCTTTCTTCTGGTAAGGAAGGAGGGCGGTCAAGGCTAAAAAACGGGTGCGCTCCCATCTGTCCTTGTACTCCGCATCCTCCTTGTCACTCCACGCCCTTAATATCTCCGACAACTCATCAACCTCCAGCGCATAGACGTCCGTTATCGGTATCCCCGCCTTGCCTACCGCTATGGCAACCAGCTCGGAAATCGTCAGCTTTTTTTTTCGCCGTCCGCTTGCGCCTCTGCATCTCCTCCCAGCAGCTCCGCTGCCTCTTGCATCCCTATGTAGTCAATTATCTCGTCAGCTGAATTAAATGGGAAATCAACACCGTCCACCTTGCAAGCGGATTTGATGCCGTGATAAATAATCACCCCTAACTTCTCCATGTCCTCGCCCGCAAACTTGGAAAAATCTTCTCCGGTTTCCCGTTTGTATGCCACCATCGCTCCAACCGTGAGGCGAAACGGATATTCTTTGCCTTTGATTTCTATTTTCTTCATTTTTTATGCCTGTTGTTTTGTTTCCACATTGCCTGTATTTTCAAACGTTGCCGAATAAGTCGCATCATCATCTGCCGGAGAACTCTCCTCCAAGTTGGTGATAACAAACAAACCCTCTTCGTATGATGTTCCCGTTTCACTTTCAGTATAGCCATATTTGAGCTTAACCGGCTTGCGCAGCTTCATCTGCTTCAACAATGTGTCGTAGCCCATGTCGGCATCAAATGTCTTTAACGCCTCGCAAGTGATGGTGCAAGACAGTTTTGTCACGCTCTTTTGGCTAAATGCGCCGTTTTCGGTGTCTTTTGTCACACGCTCCTTGGTCTCGCCACTGTAAGATATCGTATGACTTGTGGCTGCCGCTGTCTTTACCCATGTCGGGGTTGATTCGGACGCTCCGCTATTGACAAACAGCATGATGTCTCTTCCCTCGATGTAATCTCCTTTTGTCTTGCTCATAATCCTGTTTTTTTAAATTGACAATTTCGTAAACACTCTCTTTATCTCTTGATTCATTTTCTGCTCGGCTTCCGTCTCTTTTGCCCGGATTGATTTTTTAAAAAACCATTCCGGTTTGATCCGTCCGGTCCGATGCCCTTTCCCAAGCCTCTGTAGGAGCTTTTTCTTTCCCTTCCAGTATCCCCTGTATATTTTCCGTCCTTTTGTTTTTCTTTCTTTAGTCCCGGACTCAAACCATTTGACCCGGTAGTCCTCCATGATATGGACTTTGGCGGTTTGTTGTTTATTGCTGACAACAACTTTTGCCACCTTAAGCTTCACCTCTTTTTCTTTTCCGCCTCTGGATCGTTTGACTACCTTTTTACCGGCAAATCCCCTGCGGTTTGTTTTGAAACGCAGGGTCGTTTCCTTGGCTATGATATTCAGACCCTTGCGCATAGAGGATAAAATCATCCTTGATGTCTTTTGCTCTCCCAGCCTGTCCAACACCTTGCGAAGGTCTAAATCGTCTACCTCGAATCCGCTCATACAACCCCTCCCTCATACTTTACCTCGTAGGTCAAACGCTGCACAAATCCACCGTCCGAATAAGCCGTTTCAGCCCCTGTGAGTGCTGCGGACAGTTTCCCGGCCGGGTTGTCAAACCTGACCTCGCCATCCACCTCACTTGCGGCCATAATCGAAGTGGCTACCCTGTCGGATTGGTTAAAAGTGCAACCCCAAATATCAACGCTGTATTGGTAAACGTATGAGTAAATGCCATCCTTAGTCCGCTTGGTAAGCAAGCTGTCGCACGAGAATACACAATAAGGGTAAACAGCATCTTCGTCTGCCACGACAGGATAGACGCTTGTACCCTCGGGTATCCATTTTGCCAAAAAAGCATATAACGCCTTGTTTACTCGTTGCATAAATCCGTCCTCCTGATATAGTAGATGGTTTTATTATTACGTTGATGCTCTATGCGTATGATATTGTAGATCTTCCCCCGGTATCGCACCCTCCACTCCGTTGATGCCTTATCGACCGTCCACGTCTTAAGCGTGTGCGTCTGCTCCTCTGCTAATGCCTCCTGCGTCAACTCGTCTGAGTATTTGATATCGTCTACCTCACAATAGTGTACACGCTCGTCATAGTAAGACACGGTGCGCTCGCCTGTCTCCGTCACGCTCTTTACAGGCAGCAAAAAAGCAACCGGCTCGGTAAACCATCCTATGTTGTAGTCTCTTGCCATATCAAAGGGTCTGCCAATCTCTGCGCCGCCGTCGTGCGCTCCGAAACATGATCGATAGGATTCTCAAACAGCTCCGCCGCATACAATAAAATCGCAACGTGCAAGGATTTCGGAAAATCCTCAAAGCTCCCGATTTTCCTCCCAGAATAGTGTTCGCACCATTCCGCCGCCGCAAGCAAATTTACCTCCAACTGGCTGTTAAAATCGTCGGTGGTAATCCTCAGCTGTTTTTTAAGCTCCTCGACCGTCACAGGGCACTGCGCTATGTCCATGATTCTATTTTTTTTGCAATTTCGTCCGCTGTCGCCTTGCTGATGCCTTTGATGTCGGCAAGCACGGGTAATGCGGATTTGACTCTCTCTATCGTATTGAGACCTTCCTTTATCAGCAATTTCCTTACCGGGCAATCCTGCGGGAGGTCGCTCTCCTCGCTTGTCTCGGGTATTGCGTACCCTTTGGACAGCAGGTCGATGGCTCGCTCATCTGCCAAATCCCCTACCATGCCCTCGGAGTACGCATATCCTGCCACAGGTCTTAAAAACCGAATCCTCATGCCAAAGCGTCTTTGATTACCGCAAATGCCTCTTTGCGTCTTACAAACACGTCGTGGTAGGCATTGAGGGTCACTTCGTAAGCACCTTTTTTCTTCAGCGTGTACGGGTCCACGACAATATCCAGGCCTCCCCAAGTCATGATCCACAACTTGGACCAGTCGCCAAACAATACTGCGGAGCATTTTTCGCCCGATGAGCCTTTTACAAGGTTGGATGGTACTAAGTTGCTCATAAATGCCCTGTACCCGTTGATCTCGTTGTTGTCCCATATATACCCGGCTACTCCTGCGGACTTAAGGGTTCGCTTTAAAAATCCCCTTGCCTTTGCGTTTGTGATGTACGCCATGCTGCTCGTGTCCGCATCCACCGCAGCTATCTCGGTCTCGAGGTTGACCATCGCATCCCAACTAAGTTCCGCTCCGTTTGTCGCAAGCTCAAGCGTCTTGATGTCTTCCGTTTGCATCAATCCGGTCGGGCTTGTTGCGCCTGACCCGTTGATGGCGGCTTGCTCGACCGCAACGGCATGCGCTGCGTAAAAATCGTTAAGGATGATATTGTCCACATCAAAAGAGCTTTGGATAGCAAGCTGCTTGGAGATTGGCACGCTGATGGCGCAACGTTTCGGCTTCGCCGTGCGTGAGCTAAACTGCTTGACGGTATCGGCTACCTCGTCGTTTTCGCCCTCCCACTGCACGGATATCTTAGCACCGTCAATCAGCTCGATGTTGCCTGTCAAGCCGCCAACGTAGGTCGCTCCCGCTTGAGCCAAGACAAGGCGGCTGCGTAAAGCCTCTTGATATTGTTTGCTTGTGCCTATCAACAGGCCTCCCTCTTCCGGTGTGCCTGCCGTTTGCAAAGTGCCTCGTGCGTTAAGGATAGAGGTCGGTATGCTTGCACCTAACAATTTGATGTTGTTTCGTGCCGCTTCCTCTTGACCCATCTGTGCGACTTCCGCTTCTACCCCGGTCAATCCTCTGCCCTCGCCCAGCTCCGCGATAAATTTGGCAAACGAAAAACGCTTTGCGATACCGTTCAATCCACGGTCTTGCTGCTCCGTTTGCGCTTGTGCGGCTGCCCTGTCGGCTGCCTCGGCTAAGTTGATTTCGTTTAATTCTCCTGTCAAACGCTCCACCAATTCGGATGCAGTCCTCAATTCTTCCGCTGTTGATTTTTGACGATCCATCGAACGCAGAGCTTCCACCGCTGCGTTCAGCTCCCTCATTACCTCCTTTTTCTCTCTCATAACACTGATTATTAATAATTGATTTTGTTTACTGATAATACACTCTCCCCTATTGCGCATACGGCTCTGACCGACTCGCCCAGCATCTCGTCTGCCTTTTCTTCCCTTTTGTCTTCAGGGTCAAAGCTCCTAACCTCCGCATATCTATAATTGTTCTCGGGTTCTTCTTCCGTCCCTTCATCCGCCCGTTCGCTGCGTACCTTGGCATTCGGGTTCGCCGGGAATGGAGTCACCGATATCTCTATGAGTTCGCATTTATGGTAATAATAGGTCGGGTTTTTCCCGTCAATGGACTCTTCTCCTTCACCGAACTTTCCTTTTCCATCACTCCGGAATCCTACAGAACATCCTTTAATCGTGCCGGCTAACAGTTTCTGAAATACTTTTTCCGCTTTCGGGTTCAATTCCTCCGCCTCAAATGTGATTTCGCCCAACAGCTGTTTCTCCTCGACCCATGCCCTTGCGCTCCCGATTACGTTGTCGGGGTCGTTGCCGTAGCTTGCATGGTTGTACAAGGCTATGCCGATTTTGTTAAACCGGCTTAAATCCCAGCTTTTGGCAGGTATGACCGTCCCGTACGAGTCCCTTGTCTCATCGCTAAATACAAAGGGTATCGTCCTTGTTTTGATTGCTTCACTCTTCTTCATTTTTATCGTTTATTTTGTTTTCATTTCCCGGGTATAGCATCTCGTCCAGCCCTGCAATCGGGTTCAAATATTCCATTTGCCGGACTTCATTTCGGCTCATCCATCCGCTCAACACTGCTTTTTGGTAATACTCAGCCCTTGCGGACATATCGCCCCTTAATAATCCGTCAAGGTTAAATTTGCTTTCTATTTTATTCCGCTCGTCCTCAAAAAGGAGCTTGCGGTCTATCTCTTGCTCGTACATCTTGACGGTCGGGCGGACGTAATGCTTGACAAATTCGATGTCCTGATGCTCGATGTTAGAAAAAGTAGACCGTGAGAGGTCGCCAAGCAGATGCGGTGGGACCATGAAAATACGTGCCACGTCCTGTATGGACAACGTTTTGCTCTCAATCATCTGAGATGAGTCCGGCTGTGCCGTGATGTTTTTCCACTTGAACCCGTGTGTCAACAGGGGATTCCCGTACTTTTTGGACTCCTCGAAGTTGTCCAAAAATTTCTTTGCGTTGTCCTTATTAATGCGCTCTTCCGTCTCGATGACAGCCCGGATGTTTCCTTTGTTCTCAAAATACTCGTTCCCGAATTCCTGCGCCCCGATGCCTGACGCTATCGCCCCTGCATTGTATTCGATGGGATTTACTCCTTTTATTCCGTCGATGGAGTAAAAATAAAAGTGCATCATGTCCTCGTCTGAATAAATGCCGTCATAGTATTTTGTGCCATACACGTTGTAGTACTTTTTCCCAGCTTGGACGGAAATCATCACCTGCGTAGGGTGGATAGGTATCAAAGCTTTTGGGGTTGCCGATACCTCCCGTTTGATGAGTACAAACGAGTTGCCCCAGCCGTCTACGCAGGTATTGATGAAATTCCAGAAAACAAATGGATTTTGAAATGGATTCGGTTTGTTTTTTAATAATTTATAAACAGGGTGGTCTTTTGCAGTCTCGCGCCTGTTGTCGGATATGCTATACAATGTTTTGGGCAAACTTGCGATGGTGTTGCTCCTTAGACGGATAGCCGCATACACCGCCGAAAACCTCATAGCCCTCTCCGTGGTCATGCCAAAAGCCAAGCCGTTTGCGCTCATCGAATTGAACGTATATCCTGATGGTGGGAAGCTATCGCTCCTTTTTTCTCCTTTCATAAAGGTCCGGATGCTGGCAATGGTCTCTTTGATTTTAAGCATATTGTCTCCCTTTTGCGGCAAATATAAAATAATTTTTTGTATTTTCATCGCATTAACACTCATTAACTTTAAATCTTGGATGCGCACAACACAGCTGGCGGAGGCTTTGTCCAAATCCGGCTACATGCCCGGTCAAAGGTTATTGACACCTAAACAGGTAGCCGTTATTGTCGCACATATAGGAGATCCGTAGGTTACTCCACCTTGCCCCCGTTGCCGACATACCACTCGTAGACATACAAAAATTGCACGGGGCTGTTTATCCTGCCTGTCTCCTTGTACTCGTAATTGTCGAGCCACTCTCGCACCTTGTCGAGAGGGTACTTTGATGTGTCCCCATACAAAAAGGCGACTTCCGGATCAAAGAGGTTGCCTTTGTTTATCTCCTTGACAAACCTCTCCGTCAGCCTCTTTTTGTAATTGCCAGCCCAGACCTCGGGGGCAACAGCACCGTAGCAGTAAATGGCGTGCCGCTTGAAATTCCGTCCGAACAGCTTGTAAACAGGTTCTAAAATTCGGTCGATTACAAAGGTTTCCAGCTTAAAAACAGCCTTTCGCCAATGCCACTTCCTGTCTCCGTTGAACCTGTCCAATGCCGCCAAAGTGCCGCCGCTGTAATACCAGTTGTGCGCACCCCGTTTCACCTTGAAATTCTCCTTGTATGCCTTCTCCCTGTCCGCCTTGCGTTTATCGTACGGCATATTGAGCGGAGGGCAATACTTGTGGAAATGGACAATCCTGCCCATCCAAGGGTTGTAGATGACATACTTGTTGTCCACTATCCATTGCAGCACATTCGCTATCCATCCTTTCGCCTCGTACCCGTGCGTGTATGCGTAGTAAAGGGCGGGCAGCAAGTTCCAGACTTGGTCTTGGCTCACAAACGGGCTGTGGCACGGGTCCTCGCCGTCCTCTTGGCAAAGCATCAAGTAGTTGCTCACCATCCTGTCCAGCCCCAGCTGCTCCCTTGTGTCGTGGTTTATGTCGTCACGCACAAAAAACGGATTGCCCTCAAATCCAAGACGGGACAAGATGCCCGGGAACTTGTCGGCGTAATAAGCCCAAGCGGTGTCGGACAACCTCCCGAGCGAAATCAGCACGTCCAGCACTTCCACCGGGCTTTTGCGCCCGTTCTTCCTTCGCAGCTGCAGCAGCGTCAGCAGCTCCGCCATGTTGATAGTGCCGTCACCGGCATACCCCTTGTTGTCGCTGATATACTCCAACGGCACGCAATAGCCGCTGACCACCGGGTTCGTATTGACAAATTTAGTCCAATACAAATCCCATAATTTTGCATGTTTCTCCTTTAAATCCATATTTATTTTGTTTGTTGTTCAAATAAGTCCAAGCTCCTAAGATTTAAGTACTCGTACCTTGTCCATGATTCGTTCGAAATCCAAAAGTCCAATATTATTTCTGCGATTTCCTGCTCCTTTCGGTTTGTCTAATCCCAATCAATCAACAACCTATAACTCCTGTTCCCTCTGATGTCCTCCTGCATCCGTACAACAGTGTCGAATTTCTTTTGCCGGAAGTAAAAGGCAATCAACTTCGCTTCCTGCTCGTTCTCAAATTTTCTGCTTGCGATTGTCTCCCCCTCCTCCGCACAGCTGTATATCAAATTGCAAATCTCTTTTATTTCCTCTTTATACCTTTCTTTCAAAGTCTTTATCGTAAGACCCCTTATTTCTTCTACGTCCATGTATAAATCTTTAAAATTAAACATCCTAATCATATCTCAATCCGTTGTTGTTTCCACAAACACGCCGTCCTTCAGTTCGTACCATGTGTCCTCCTTGATTTTAACCCCGTCCACCTGTTCGGTTTTGACGCAAACAGGTACATATCTTTCACCGTCTATCTCCCATTCGCTCAATGTTATCCAAGACCCTTTCTTGGCTTTCGCTTTGCTTTTAATCCCGGCACACATTATCACGGCATAATCGCCCGAAGAACCGATTTGGGCAAAATCGCCCGAAGAACCGATTTGGGCAGAATTGCCCGAAGAACCGATTTGGGCAAAATCGCCCGAAGAACCGATTTGGGCAGAATTGCCCGAAGAACCGATTTGGGCAGAATTGC